TCTCCAGTGGATGTTGTAATCCTTTGAATATGAATTCCGAACCGGTGTTGCTGGTAATCTCTGTTTTGGTGATGTTAAAATACGGTGTAAGATTTAACAATTCAATTTGATCAGATAATGTTTTATGAACTGAGTCTTTAATACTGTTTTGATATTCTCTTGTGCAAAGGATTCTTCTCTTTTGATAAGATGCTAGTGTTGCCAACACTCTTGCAAATGACCACGACCTTCCCGCACCTCTTCCACCATAAGCGGATTTATACCGGTGTGGTTCCAACAGAAATTGAAATGCTTTGGGAATATCTATAGTGACTTCACCGGTCATTCTTTTTCTTCCTCTTCTCCTACGAAATTAAATACCACCTTTGTGGGCACTGCCGGAATCAAATCTTTTCCCTCTGCTCCGGTCAACTGAACTTTATCAGAAAATTTTGTAGGAAGCAAACACTTGGCCAACCATCTTCTTGTTTCTACTCTCAACTTATTTCTCTGGGGATCCCCTACTTCATCACTTATATCAGCTGTTTGGTCTGCCATCACTTCGGCTTGTACTCTTCTTGCTTCTGTATAAGATTTAAAGAAATTAGGTTTATAGTTTGGATGTGAAAAATTTAACCAACTGTATATAGTAGGTAAACTTGGCATACCATCTTCTTGTGAAATCTTGGTTAGGGTTCTACCCAACATCAACTCACTACATATATAAGCACCTATCTCTTCTTGGTATACTTGTGGTCTTCCTTTTGGATTGTTTGCTCCTCTCTTAACAGGCTTTGGTATTCTGATTCTCTTACTCACTGCTAAATAAGGATTCTTTTTTCCTCTAGCTATGGCTTCAGAAAACTCTGGGTCTGCTTTCCAATTCTTAAGAGAGGTTTCTGAAATGTCCAACACTTTACTCACTTCATCATCTGTTAAACTTAATGAGTAAAGAGTTTCTATCATTTTTAGATCAATAGTTTTCTTTTTGTGATATTTTGTTGGAGTAGTTTTCTTTTCTTCTATCATTTTTTCAACTTAAAAAGTTCTTATATTATATATACTTTTAAATACTTTTTCCTAGAAAATTGTTTACTACAATTTTTATTATTGTTTGATATAGTATACTTAGCCTTTAATTTATTTTTTAAAATCTAAATTAGTATTTAAAGATTTTGTAAAGAGTAATAAATGTGTTCATTTCATTGAAATAAAACTGATCCCTCCTAACATAAGAATCTTACAAATAACCTTTAAATTTTATACAAAACTAATCTATACTGGAGGAGAATTACTACTAATATCAAAAAAGATTAAAAAAGATTAAAAAAAGTCTTGACTTTTTCTTTAAAGTAATATATTATAAAATAAAAAGGAGAAGAAGAAGATGTATCTGGTTCATAAATCCACTATCAAAAATACAGACGGGGTCATTGATATTGACCTGTTGGTAGTTGATGGTATGAAAATCAATTCTTATACCTACCACCTAAGTAGTGATTGGGCAGCTGAAAAGTTTCACAAACTTTATAGAAAAAGCAGAAGTACCCATGGTAAGGCTCTTGCAGTTCTCAACAAATTCAAAATCAGACAGGAGGACAAGAAATGAAGGGGTCCCTGAAAAAAATTACTAATTGGGTTGTCAGTGAAGAAAGGTTCAATTGTATACAAACAGTAGGATACTCTATTGGTATTTTTGCTATCCTTCTGGCATTTATTATTTCATAGGAGGAGAAAATGAAAAAGATTGGTCGTCCCAAAAAAGAGAAACAGGTTCAAATTGCTATCCTAATATCCCAAGAGTTAGCCAAACAATTGAAGAAAATTTCTAGAAACCATGGAAGATCTCGATCAGCCCATTTGGGTTTGGTTTTGAAAAACTATTGTGACCAGGAGTCTGACAATGCTAAATAGAAGACCCCCCGTAACAAAACCCGCTCCTACCAGCCACTGGGATATACTAAAAGGGAGAGGTGGAGAAAATATTTGTTGTGTCTGTAGAAAGAAATTGAACACAAATAAAATCTTCATAGGCAAACATATGGAAACAGATGAGTCCTTATGGAGACATAGTTCTTGTGGGGGAGGTTCGGATAACTGGAAAAAGATATTCAATGGGTATGTAGACAAAGACATTAATAAAATTCTGAAAGGAGATCAAAATGGGAGGAAGAGCTAAAGGACAAGGTGGTAAAGGTTTTGTTGAAGAAGATTGGAGAACAGCCTATAGTATCATATTTAACAATGGTATTTTTCCCTATCTTGAAACAGAAGATTCTGACTTCATACTTACTTCCCAACACAACCCGGAGAAAGAATTGATTAAAAAAGATCTAATCCAAAATCTGTCGGCAGAAGCCAAAGATGTTATTAGCCTTATCTTTAAATCTCCAATAGAAGTTCTTAAAGATCTAATGCCTTCTAAGTATACCGGAGAAACGTCAGAAACAGGTGTAAAGTATAGTAAAGAAAAAATAAGATATAGACTCATTTCTAATGGGTGGAAAGCTAAAAAGGTTGATAGGGCTTTCCAAGAAATCAGAAGTTTAGTTAGAGAATTAGAAACAGTCTGACAATAAAACTAATCTATACTGGAGGAGAATTACTACTAATATCAAAAAAGATTAAAAAAGATTAAAAAAAAAAAGGAGGTAGAAGTTATGGTACGAGCAGAAGAAAGGGAAGTAATTATTAGAGATTCTTCCGGTAATCTTGAATCCTGCCCAAGATACAAAGCAATTGTCAACCCCGATACAGATAATGTCTATTCCATTCTGTCAAAAGATTACATTATCTTACAGCATGACGATGCCATCAGCAAAGTTCAGGAGGACATTACCAAGAATCCAGAGTTTGGAACACCTATCCAAGAAGGACCATTCCTTTACAAAGGTGGTGCTCGGATGGAAACCAGATTTGTTTTCCCGGAGGTTCATATCCCTATCAAGAATGGTGACCTGGTAAATCCACAGATTCAGGTTCTAAATGGTTATGATGGTGGTCAAGGCTTCCACGTAATTTTTGGAGCTTACAGAGTAGTATGCAGTAATGGTCTTACCATCGGAGAGAAAGTTTTACAAGTACACCAACGACACACCAGGAAAGTTAGTAATTTTCTTATGAACAATCTCCTCAGCGATTCAATGCACCAATTCTCTATGCAGACAGAAATCTGGAAAACCTGGGTCAACAAAACCATCGATACTAAGAAGATGGAGGAAAAGATTAAGTTGTTGAAGCTTTCAGCAAAGAGGGAAGAGGAAATCAAAAAAGAAGTTGAAGTCTCCGATGGAGAAATTATCAACGGGCAGAAAGTCTTAAACTTATGGCTTTTCTTCAACATCCTGTGTCAGTATGCCACACATAGGGTGTCTCCTGCTATCCGGTTAGAAATGTCAAGAAGAATCAGTAAAATGTTTTAGGAGACCTAATCAATGACAACCTTACATTTCGAACCAATTGATCCCATCTATTGTAAGGTCTCACCAGTAAATTTAGTGAGACCTTATTTTACCTATCAAAGGACCTTTTGGAAAAAGGGGAGGTATAGTAAGTCTGAAATGACTTATGATGCCTTCCTGATTGATAAGAAAGGAATGTTTCTAGCAGGTTTTCTACCTAAAATTCTTTCTTGGTGTAAAGAAAACAATATTGACTACACCTTACAGACACTTATAGAAGTACTAAAGGTTGAAGATGTACCACAAATACCTGGTATCACTTTCCGACCGGATCAACTCCGTTTGATCAATACTGCAAAGGAAAAAGGGAGGGGTGTTTTAAAATCTCCTACTGGTTCTGGAAAGACAGTAATTGCTGCTGGTATCAGTTCTCTCTTTAAACATTCAAAAATCTTATTCTTATGTCATACTATTTCCCTAGTTACCCAAACTATCAATGAATTTGAAAAATTTAATCTCGGTCCTATAACTTCTGTAGGTGGGGGCAGTAAAGATTTATCTGGAAGAATTGTTGTTTCTACAATGCAAAGTTTTGTCAAGATTCCAATTGAGGAATATTGTGATAAATTTGATGTTGTCATTGTTGATGAAAGTCACCATATTTCTTCACTAAAAACAGATAGAAAGGGACAATTTCAAGGGACCTATGCTAAGATATTGTCCACTCTTCTTGCTCCTATCAGATTTGGATTTACAGCAACCCTTCCTGAAACAGAAGAAGGTAAATTAGCATTAGAGGGATTCATAGGACCTATAATTGATGAAGTAACAATTCAAGAAGGTATGGATTTAGAATTTCTTGCAAAGCCAAAAGTAAAGTTGATAAATGTTCCCATAAATACAAAAATAAGTGGTAGAGAAGTAACCTCTTATAAAGATATTTATTTAGAGGGGATTGTTCTATACCGACAACGACACCGATTAATAATAGAAGAAGCTAAAAGACTTGCTGATTTAGGACAGAGTTCTCTAATCTATGTTAACCACATTAACCACGGAGAAAGACTCCTTGATGTGGCTGAAAGAATGGGTTTGAAAACCTATTTTGTTCAAGGAATCATGGAAGGTGAGGAAAGAGAAAAATTAAGAATTGCTTTGCATAACAAAGAAATCTTAACTATCATTGCTACAATTGCTTGGTCTGAAGGGGTTAACATAAAATCCTTAGATTGCATTATGGTAGCCGGAGGAGGCAGGAGTGAACTAGCCCTTCTCCAAAAAGTAGGGAGGGGATTCCGAAGAGACACCAACAAAAATGAAATTGTCATTTGTGATTTTCTAGACCATGGTAGATATCTATCCAACCATTGTGTTGAAAGAATTAGTGTTTATGTTGAAAACGGTTGGTTGTAATACTTGTAAAATTGTTTCAAATCCTATATAATATATTGTAGGAGAAAATTATGAGAATGTGGATGGTAGATCCAAAAATTCTTTGTAGACAGCACCTTCTAGGAGAACACCAAGAGACCCATTCCCTTGTGGGATGTATTAGAAAAGGAACCTCTTTAAAAGGATATGTTAAAAAAGGATTAGTAGAAGTTCACAATCTAAAGGAAAGGCATCACCAGTTATCCCAAGAAATGATAGACAGGGGATATAATCATCAATCTCCCTTACCAGAATTCAAGGACTATTATTGTGGGGAAGTAAATAGTAAAGAAAATATCCATGAACTAAAGAGGAGAT